GCACAGTACCGTGGCAACATTGCCATGCAAAAGATGAACCAACCGAAAGGATTCCCAAATGCCTCTTAAATCAGGTAAAAGCAAAAAGACTGTTAGCTCAAACATCAAAGAGATGGTGGGCTCTTACAAGAAAACAGGGAAGATCGGTACTAGCAAGCCTGCGTCTACAACCAAGGCTGTCAAACAAGCAGCTGCGATTGCTTATGACAATGCCGGCATTGCTAAAAAGCAGGAACAACGCATTAAAAAACGTGGCGGAGATGTAACATTTAAGCGCGACGGAAAATTACCTGTAGGAATCTATTGATTTTTTGTATCACAAGGGCTATTCTGATAGCCAATAGCTAACGGGAAGAGGCTAAAAGATTTTCCCGCCCATGGTAGAGGAAACCATGCTCGAGTTTGCAGAAAACTTGCTTCATGACATTAGAGGTTTACGTCACGATACTGAACAACTTGTTATCAGCGGTTCCATGAAGAACATGGAGCAATATAGCCGCATGATGGGCAGGCTTGAGGGCATCCGAATTATTGAAGAGGCGATTCAAAATCGTCTTAAGCGCAGTAATGAAGATTTTTAACCCCCAAGAGGAGAAGTAAATGACGTTAACAGCGTTAGAACAAAAATGGGAAGAGGAAAAGGAAGCTCGCGGTCCGGAGCTCTTGGATGCTTACACCGAAGAAGGTGAGTTAGATCCAGAGAACTTGGACGAAGCTGTACTTGACCGTATTCCTAAGCCAACAGGCTGGCGTATTGCCATTTTGCCGTACCGTGGTGCTAAGACATCCAAAGGCGGAATTATCCTTTCAGAAGAGACCAGAGCAAAGACACAGTTATCCACTGTGTGTGGCTACGTTCTCAGAGTGGGCGACTTAGCCTATGCCGATAAGGAGAAATTTCCTACCGGACCTTGGTGCAAGGAAGGCGATTGGGTAATTTTTGGTCGCTATGCTGGCGCAAGACTAACGATAGATGGTGGCGAAGTCCGCATCCTAAACGATGACGAGATTGTAGGCACTGTTAATGATCCAGAAGACATTCTGCACATGTGAGGAGTATGAAAATGGGACAAACAACAGAAAATCCGACGTATGAACTAGACCTTGGCGATGGTGTTGAGGGTGTTGAAGTTGACATCAACGGCAATGAAGCCAATCTAGTAGAAACCTCTGTAACTGCCGGTCTTGGCAGTGATACGGAAGGTCAACCTCTTGACGAAGCAAGGGCTGAAGAGAAGCCTGCTGCGCAAGCCGATCAAAAGGATGGCGAAGAGCTAAAAGAATACAGCGACAGCGTTAAGAAGCGTATTGACAAGCTAACTTCTAAGCTTCGTGAAGCTGAAAGACGCGAGCAAGCCGCCATTGAGTTTGCACAAGGTGTTCAAAGCAAGTATTTAAATGCCGAGCAACGAGTGGCTCAGTCTGACCTTGGTCGTATGGGTGAAGCCAAGAGCCGTGTGGAAACACAGATGATGACGATTAAGCAAATCATCAAAAAGGCTCGTGAAGAAGGCGACATTGACACAGAGACTGAGGCGCAAGAGCGTTTAATGTCTTTGATGCACGAACAACGTGAAATTGGGCAGTATTTGGAGCGTGCTCCACAACAATCGGTCCAACAACCCCCTGTTCAACCACAACAATTTCAACAGCAACAGTTCCAACAGCCCGTCCAGCAAGCCCCGCGCCCTGATTCTAAGGCCGAGGAATGGGCAGAGCAGAACCCTTGGTTTGGCCAAGATTATGCAATGACTTATGCTGCTTGGGGTATTGACAAACAGCTCCGTGAAGCAGAAGGCTTTGACGGATCGTCAGATGAGTATTATGATGAGTTAAATCGGAGAATTCGCGGGCAGTTTCCGCAGAAGTTTTCCGCACAAACTAACAGAGCGCCAAAGCAGAACGTGCAAGCGGTGGCGCCTGCAGCCCGGTCTTCCGGGGTCAACAACAGTGCACGCCGCAGCGTAAAGCTTTCTCCAAGCCAAGTCGCTATTGCTAAAAAACTAGGTGTACCTGTAGAGGAATACGCCAAATACGTAAAGGAGTAACAAAATGTCTGATGTAAAATTTACTAAATCTAATCGTGCCGGTGAGTCTCGTGAGAAAGCCGCACGCCGTAAACCTTGGGCACCTCCATCACGTTTGGACGCACCTCCACCTCCAGAAGGCTACAAATACCGCTGGATTCGTGCTGAAATTCAAGGCCATGACGATAAACAGAACGTGTTTAGCCGGCTCCGTGAAGGATACGAGCTAGTTCGTTTAGAGGAATTGCCAGAAGAGTATCAAGCTACGATGCCTGCAGTAGATGAAGGCCGTAACAAAGGTGTTGTAGGTATTGGCGGGTTATTACTTGCCAAGATTCCGTTGGAAACGATCGAAGAGCGTAATGCTCACTATCGTGGACGTACACGTGACCAGTTGGCAGCAGTAGATAATGATTTGATGAAAGAGAACGCGCATTCAAGTATGCGCATTAATAAGGCCGAGCGTAATTCTCGTGTTTCTTTTGGTGGCCCTCGCAATTCAAGTGAGAGTTAACATGACTTTTAATCAATTTTATATGGAGTAACAAATGGCAAATACAAATAAAGCCTTTGGTCTACGTCCTTTGCTAAAATTAGGCAGTAACGTTAACAGTGATGGCAATACACAGTATCGCATCGCTTCTAACACAACTGACGCAATTTTCCAAGGTGATATCGTGACCTTAGCAGGTGGTTTCGTTGTTAAAGCAACCCCAGGTGCAGCCAATATTCTTGGCGTGTTCCTTGGTTGTGAGTACAGTGATCCTACAACTAAAAAAACAACTTTCAAAAACTTCTATCCAGGTGCGATAGTTGCTTCTGACATCGTTGCGACTGTAGTTGATGATCCTAACGCATTGTTCTTAGTGCAAGCTTCTGGCGTCGCAGCTAATACCTGTGTAGGCTTGAACGCTGACTTAGTTCAAACTGTTGCTGGTAACACAACAAGTGGTGTTTCTGGTTTAGAGCTTTCAACTGGTACGTTAGCCACTACACAGGCTTTGAACGTTAAGGTTGTAGGCATTTCTTCTGTCCCAGGAGAAGATGACGTAACCTCCGCGTATGCAAACTTGATCGTTGTAATTAACGAGCACTTGTATCGTGGTCCAACTGCAGGAGTTGCATAATGGCTATTACACGCGCACAACTAGTTAAAGAACTAGAACCAGGCTTGAACGCTTTATTCGGTATGGAATACAAGCGCTACGAGAACGAACACGAAGAAATCTTTGAAATTGAAGATTCTGAGCGTGCGTTCGAAGAAGAAGTAATGTTGACTGGTTTCGACCAAGCTCCTGTTAAGGCTGAAGGTGCCGGTGTTAACTATGACACAGCACAAGAATCTTTCACAGCTCGCTATACACACGAAACCATCGCATTGGCCTTCTCAATGACTGAAGAAGCAATCGAAGATAACCTCTACGATCGCCTAGCTTCACGTTATACAAAGGCTTTGGCTCGTTCTATGGCTCACACTAAGCAAGTTAAGGCAGCTTCTGTTCTTAACAACGCGTTCACTGGCGGTCAATACGCTGGTGGTGACGGTGTGTCTCTATGTAACTTAAACCACCCAACTGCTTTAGGTCCTAACTTCTCTAACACGCCAGCTACTCAAGCTGACTTGAACGAGACTTCATTGGAACAAGGTATCATTGATATCGCTTCTTTCATTGACGAACGTGGCTTGAAGATTGCTGTTTTGGCTAAGAAATTGATTGTTCCAAAAGAACTTCAATTTACAGCCGAGCGTTTGATGAAGACAACACTACGTGTTGGTACTGCTGATAACGATATCAACGCAATCAAATCAATGGGCTTAATCCCAGAAGGCTATGCAGTTAACCACTACTTGACAGATGTGGACGCTTGGTTCTTGATGACTGATGCACCTAACGGTCTCAAAATGTTCCAACGTACCGCTATCCGTACAGCTTTTGAAGGCGATTTCGACACTGGTAACGTACGTTACAAGGCTCGTGAGCGTTATTCATTCGGCTGGTCAGATCCACGTGGTATCTATGGTTCTTCAGGCGCGGCTTAATAGTCCGTCTTTTGACCAGGAAAGCCCTCTTCGGAGGGCTTTTTTCATAAGAATGTCATGTAATTAAGTAAAATAAGTAAATGCGGCTACGTTATCTTTCTAATCCCCACAAACACAAGGCAACGCTTACACATCTCCAAAAGAAATGTTTACCCCATGATGAGCCTTATGACATCTCAAAAGGATGGTGGTGGATTGCTTATGACGAAAATAAGCCCGTGGCTTTTGCAGGCCTTGTAAGATCTAGTTCTTGGAGTGATTGTGGGTATCTCTGCCGTGCGGGAGTTCTTGCAAGCCATAGGGGAAAAGGTCTTCAAAAAAAGCTGATACGAATTAGAACTAAAAAAGCCAAAAAACTTGGGTATAAATGGCTTATATCTGATACTCGCGACAATCATCCCTCTGCTAATAGCCTGGCTAGTTTGGGTTTTAAAATGTTCACACCAACAAATCCTTGGGGGTATAACGACACCTTATATTGGAGAAAGCGTTTAGATGCCATACAAAGACCCGCAAGTAAGAAGTCAAAAACAAAAAATATACTCAAGAACGTATTACGAAAAAAACAAGCAAAACGTTATTAAAAAAATAAATGTAAAGAAAAAGGCACATAAAACGTGGTTTGTAAACTTTAAGAAACAATTATCCTGTGTAACTTGCGGGTTTGACCATCCCGCCGCATTAGATTTTCACCACGTAGAGCAAAAGAAATCAAACAGAAAAGTACATAAATTAATCAGTGACGGGCATACCAAAAAACGTATATTGGCAGAAATTGAGAAATGTGTCGTTTTATGCTCTAACTGCCACAGAGTGCATCACCACGACGAACGGCAGATCAAAAAACAGAAAAGACTTGCAAAGAAGAAAAAAAAGAGTAATATCTAGGAAACCGGGGATATTCCGGCTTATTAGACTGCCCCGGCAGACGCATACAAGACTAATAAGCTTAACTTTGTATGAAGGAAAATTTATCATGGCATTAACCACGTTCTCCGGCCCAGTCAAATCATTAAACGGTTTTATTGGTGGAACCCCAACAGATCCAATCACAGTAACTACTGCTGACAACATTTCTGAATCTTACGCTACGACATCTGCCACCACTGGCGATACACGTCTTAGCTACAACAAACTAACATTTACCTCAACAGGCTCTGGCGAAACATTGCGTGCTTTCTCTGTTGTTACAGGTACAGGCGCAGCTACTGCAGGCACAATCAATGGCGCTCACATTTCTTTAAGTGTTGACGGCGCATCAGCCACTATTTCTGGCGCAGCTAACGCAATCCGCGCTACTTTAGGTGGTTCAGACGCTACCCCAGGCGGCACATTGGCTGTTATTCAGTTGGACACTGCCTACACAGTTAATGCAACTTTGCCAGCAACAGCCTCGTTTATTCGCGTGACTGACAGCGGCACAAACACAGGCGAGATTCCTTTGTTGATGAACATTGAAACAGGCCCAGCAGCGACAATTGCACCAACAGCTACTTCAGTTACAACTGTATCTAAAGCAATTAAAGTGATGATTGGCGGTACTGTTTACTACGTGCCTGCTTACGCTACATTTGCTTAATGAAGATAACTAAAGAGTTTCTTGAAACGGAAATTCAGTCGCTTGAGCAAGAGTCAAACAAGGCACAAACCTTCCTGATTCAAGCCCAAGCGACGGTTGCCGCTTACAAGATGTTACTAAACAGACTAGAAGCTCCAGAGGAAAATAGCGATGTCACAGTATCTACTTAATTCAGCGACCACAACCGGTGCTGGCACTGCTTGGCAAGAGCGTGACACAACGGCCTCTTCTACTTACACATACCACAGTTTTCAAGCAATTGGATCAACAAGTGCCTCTACAGGCGCTGCTACTGTTTTAATCCAAGTCAGCAATGATGGTACAAACTTTATAACACTGGGGACCATTACCTTGTCGTTAACCACGTCGCCCAGTTCCGATGGCTTTGCGGCGAACATTAATTGGCAATACTACCGAGCTAACTTAACTGCAATATCAGGTACAGGGGCTTCGGTTACTGTACTGATGAAAGGCTAATCATGACAGTCGTGGTTAATAACCCAGTTGCAGGACGAATTGCCCTTAACTACGGCATGCTCCAGCATAACCAAACAATAACAAATGGTGGGGCAACTACTGCCAACGTGTTTCCATTAGACACGACCTATTTTGCTAACGGTGTTTCTGTTGTGGATGGTTCAAAGATTACCCTTACTACAGGCGGTATTTACAATATCCAGTTCTCTGCCCAATTTTCTCGCACGGGAGGCACTGGGTTTTCTACTGCTGAAGTTTGGCTATCTAAAAATGGAACTAACGTTGCAGAGACAAACGGCCAGGTAAACGTTCCGCAAAGTGGTGGTAAATCAATTGCTTCTTGGAATTACTTAGTGCAAGCCAATTCAGGCGACTATTTCCAGTTATATTGGTCTAGCGCCGACACTGGATTAGTGGTTTTATATGCGGAAGCAGGCACCGACCCAGTTCGCCCAGTAACACCTTCAATTATTGTGACGGTGACACAGGTAGGATAATGGCTACTAAGAAGACTCCTTCTCTTGCAGTAGGCCGTGGCGAAAAGCTCCCTGTGTCGAAAGGCGCAGGGCTTACTGCCAAGGGAAGAGCCAAGTACAACAAGGCCACAGGTTCTAATCTAAAGGCTCCACAGCCTGAAGGTGGCCCACGCAAAAAGTCATTCTGCGCACGTATGTCTGGTATGCCTGGTCCGATGAAAGATGAAAATGGCAAGCCTACTCGTAAGGCAGCCTCTTTAAAAAGATGGAAGTGCTAAATGAGTGATCTAATGGAACAAGCCAGAGAACTAGCCACACACGCATCTGAGATCAGGCATCTACAAACCGATATGGATAAAATGGTTCAAGACATGGAAGAGATTAAAAAGTCTTTAGCCGAAATTAACAAAACCTTATCAGAGGCTCGTGGTGGTTGGAAAACATTAATGTGGGCGGGCGGTGCAGTAAGCGCCATTACGGGAATTGTTGGATTTTTAATGGGGCATTGGGGGAGTAAATAATGGCAACTAAGCCTGGATTGTATGCAAATATCGCTGCAAAGAAAAAACGCATAGCTGCGGGTTCTGGTGAGAAAATGCGTAAAGTTGGAACAAAAGGTGCGCCTACAAAACAGGCGTTTATTCAATCAGCTAAAACGGCTAAAAAGCCAGGAAAGGCAGTAAAATGAAATCCGTTGATAAAAAAGCTAATCCTGGATTAGCTAAATTACCGACATCCGTTCGTAACAAAATGGGCTATATGAAAGACGGCGGGGAAGCCTGCGGTTCTATGAAAATGAAGAAAGGTGGAGAAGCTATGGCAACTAAAAAGAAATCAGGTGCAATTGCTGACCGTCAAGGTCGTGCATTAATGCCGGGTAAAATGAGCAAAAATCTTCCGATGATTGCTCCTCAATCTGCATACGCTAAAGGTGGAGACGTAAAGCCTTCAGCTTATGACAAGATGCAAGACAAAAAGTTGGCAAGCCATGCAGGCAAGCCAGCAAAGGTCGCCCACAAAAAAGTGGGTGGTATGATGAAACGTGGTTGCAAATAAGGAACTATCATGACTAAGAAACGTGGCTGCGGCGCAGCAATTAAGGGTTGTGGAGCTGTTATGTCTATGTCTACTGAACAGGCCAAAAAGCCTGAAAGCGTGGATGTTGATTTTGACAAGCAAAAGTACGCAGGTACAGTAGATGTGCCAGCGGACAAAAAAGCACTTTCAATGACTTCTACAAAAGTTAAGATGTAATTTATGGCTACTTCAGGGACGACTAGTTTCGACCTGGATATTGAGGAAATTATTGCCGAAGCGTATGAACGTTGCGGCATTGAAACTCGTACCGGGTATGACCTAAGAACGGCACGCCGGTCTTTAAACTTGCTTTTTGCAGAATGGGCTAGTCGTGGCTTGAACCTTTGGACTATTCAAGAACACACATTACCTTTGGTAGCAGGCGATTTTGAGTACGATCTCCCGGCTAACATTGTAGATGTGCTTTCAACAGTAGTTCGTTCTCCGCAGGGCAACCAAAACATTGACGTTGTTGTTAATCGTTTTAGCCAGGCAGAATGGTTACACACGCCTAACAAGGGTGGCACATTAGGCCGTCCTGCGCAGGTGTATTTCCAAAGAACAATCACACCCAAGGTGTATTTCTTCCCGTGCCCTGACGATTCCGTGCCTTACACTTTTGTGTACTACGCTATCCGTCGCATTGAGGACGCAGGAAACTACACCAACACAGCGGATGTAAACTTTAGGTTCTTGCCTTGTTTAGTGGCAGGTTTGGCTTATTTCTTGTCACTTAAAGTGGCTCCAGACCGGATCACTTTGCTTAAGCAAATCTACGAAGAGAACTTCAAGCTCATCGGCGATGCTGACCGAGATCGTGCAAGTTATTACGCAGTCCCTGAAAGGACTATGTATCCATGAGTAGCTATGCTTACGGCAAAAAAGCGTGGGGTATATGTGACCAATGTGGTCAACGCTTTTTGCTCAACAGCCTTCGCACTCAGTGGAACGCACTCAAGGTTTGCCAAGAGTGTTATGACCCTAAACACCCGCAGTTAGAGCCTCGCCGTAACGTCTCAGACGCGATTGCCTTGTACCAGCCAAGACCAACTCCAGACGACCAGTTTAACGTGTTCCTTGGTCAGATTGGGGACAGTGCAATTGGTTCAATTGGAATGATACCTGAGTCCCTATCTAGCCCTACGGTGGCGTATACTTTCACTGGTAATTTAACAGTAACTATTACCTAGGTAGACCATGCCCATTACTCAAACCCAGACTACCTCTTTTAAAGCCGAGCTATACCAGGCTGTGCATAACTTTAGCACGGATGTTTTTAAAATTGCCTTGTATACCAGCAACGCCGTTTTGGGTGCGGATACAACTGTATATACAACCGTGGGCGAAGTGGCTACAGGCGGCGGATATACGGCAGGCGGTAAGACTTTGACTGGTGCAACCATCAACACAGGGTTTGGCACTGCTTATATTAGTTTTAACACCCCAGTAACTTGGACAGGTGCGACCTTTACTGCCAGGGGTGCTTTAATCTATAATAGTAGCAAGGGCAATAAAGCCGTTGCTGTTTATAACTTTGGTCAAGATCAAAATGCAGGGCAAGCTAACTCGTTTAATGTGGTTATGCCTGCAAACACCGCCCAAGAAGCCTTGATTAGGATGTCATAATGAACTACGCAGAACTAGTTACCGCTGTTGAAGACTACACGGAAAATACGTTTCCTACAGTGGACATGAATACGTTTATTGAGCAGGCAGAGCAGAAAATTTATAACATTGTTCAGCTTCCTGCTTTGCGTAAGAATGTGACAGGTAACATCACGGTAAACAACAAGTATTTAGCGTGCCCAAATGATTTTTTATCAGTGTTTTCATTGGCTGTGATTTTACCAACAGGGCAATATGTTTATTTACTAGATAAGGATGTTAACTACATCCGTGAGGCCTATCCCAGCCCTACTTCAACTGGCGTACCCAAGTTTTATGCTATTTTTGGACCAAGAAGTGGAGATCCCACAGAACTTTCTTTTATTTTAGGACCTACTCCAAATGCAAGTTTAGCAGCAGAACTACACTATTTTTATTACCCAGAATCAATTGTTACTACCGGAACTTCTTGGCTTGGCGATAACTTTGATTCA